GTGAGAATATTCGACGTGAACACAAGTCGAACCACGTATGGTTTTCTATTAACTCGGGGCGTATATCTCAGAGGTGTTTCGACCAGGAGACGTGTAACGAGTTTCACGGTCGTGAACATATTCTTCCTCCATCAATAGTAGAGCAGCTCAATGATGTTGCTATTGTGGGTAGTCCTTCTTTTACTTTTCTTGTGGATTTTCTTCCCGATAGGACCAAAAGCCCGTTTCAGGAAGTACGAGCTCATGGTCCATCCGTACTCGGGCCTGGACCCAGTCAGCTGGCAGAGATTTTTGGAAAATCTCCACGTGTTCGAACAGTCGGCTTCAACCCGGCTTGACACAGCCACAGAGGCACTTTACGCAGCCATAGAGAGCATCAGGGACATTGCGCTAGGAAATCGTCGCTCAGACGATGGACAGTACCAGGATGAGCTCAATCTCATCGCCACAAATCTGGGTCTTGAAGGAGAATTTATTTTGAACCAAAATTCAATTTCACAAGGTCTTTACTTCACTCCAAGATACTTAAACAATACATTCGAAGATTATATAGAAAATGCGGGCGACCCGGGGCACCTCAAAACCCATGGACAGTAGTCCCAGTCCCACAGGGACTGTTCCAGACTCCCTCCAAATTCTTGCAGAGGCTGCAGCCGAAGCCGAGTCTGCGACGCGCACGCGCTCAGGGCGTGTGTCCAAGCCTCCTGTAAAGTACGAGCCTGTCGAGCAGGTCGAGGACGATTACGATGCTGATGATTACGACACGGATGAGCCCGACGATATTTCAGAGGAGATTGTGACCGAGAGCGACGAGGAGGAGGATGAATCTGATGCTGATGATGATGGAAATTTGGATGGATTTGTTGTAGCAGATAAAAGCGAGAGTGGTGATTCAGATAGTGAGGATGGACAACCTACCGTTCCTGACCAAAAACAACACCGAGTCCCAGTCAAGAAACGCACCCCCGCCGCTTCCAGAAAATGAGTGGCCATCTCACGATTCCCCTCGGCGTTTTGAACCAATGTATACTATGGACAATTCGCAACAGAAGAAGGACATGTTCGAGTCTTTTAAGGAGAATCAAATTGGTCTAATTCTGTTGGGAATGGTTATCGGTTTTTTGCTTGCAAATATGCGTCCCGTTGTTTTTCAGGCAAAGTAGTAGTTCCAAGTCCGCAGGACTTGAGACCGCGGAGCGTGTACAGTTCCTTCGGAACTGGGACTATTGCATACCATATAAAGGCGCCTTTGTCGAAGGATCGTCATATCCCGTAAAATCACCAATAGGACCCGTGCGTTTCACACGGACATCCTCTTGTAAAAATCCCAGCCAAGGATTCTCGCGAGTCTGATCGGCTGATTCCATATCCCTAAATACCTCAAACTGATTGTCGTAAGCAGCAACAGGTTGAGATATTCTAGCCGGTGCCGGTGGGAACCTCAGGTACGCAATGTACATGAGGACCGCAATGATCACCAAAGCTAAAACTTTAAAAAACATTTTCTAATATTCGCAGCGAAATTAAACCAGTCGCGAAGCGACTGTGAGCCACATGGAACAGTTCCTACGGAACTGACTTTTAAGCAGCGGGCGTCTCTGGAACCTCATCGTCCTCCGCCTTGGACTCGTCACCCTCGGTGATGACTGTCACAGCGGGCATCTTGCGCTCCTCCATAATCTTGGCGACGCGCTCGTCGGCAATCTTCACGAGGGCTGGCATATCCAGGTCTGGGAACTCCTCCTTGATACCATCGATAAGCTCGGCTGGGTGAGGAATGGGTGGCACATCTGGCTTGGTATAGAACTTGGAGTTCTCATCGGAAGGATCGATATATGGGAATTCACCTGGCTGGGGCTGTGCCATCATGTCACGCTTGCGCTTCTCAAACATGGAAGCTGCCGCGCTCTGGTTCGCACGGTACTTGGTCATAATCTCCTCAAGCTTATCATTCTGGTAGTGCACGTCGTCAATCTGATCACGATCTGGAGGAATCAGGAGCCACTTGTACATGTCCACCACGTAAATGTCCACGAGAGCATCCTCCTTCTGGAGGCGCTTGGCGTGGCTCGCCGCCTCGTCGCGGGTCGAAAAGCACCCACGAATCTTCATGCCCAGCTTCTCATTCTTCTGGGGCTGATCTGGACCAACAAATGAAATGCAAGCAAAGTACTGCCCTGGAACCGTCAGGTAATCAGACTCAAGAGAACCCATTGAAATAACTAGAGCTTTATTTTTTAAGTTCAAAACGCAGTGAATCTGAAACTTTCGTGTCATGTCATTGCATAAGGCTGTGCTTGGTTGAAGGATCAACCAAACATGGAAGCTCTCCGAAGACTTCATAATCAGTGCAAACGAGACCATATCACGAATTGGGTCAAGCGTGGAGACCACGTTCTCGACTGTGGCTGTGGCAGAGGCGGGGACTGGCACAAATGGAAAGCAGTTGGTGCGGCAGTTTACGCTATAGACCCAGACGGTGAATCTCTTAATGAGGCTGAAAGTCGTGCTATCGAGATGAATTTCGGCGTTTGGTTTCTAGGTCAGGGTACAATCATACAGGCGGCTTTTGCAGGTCCATTTGACGTGGTTTGTTACAACTTTTCGATTCACTACATCATGGATGACCTCGAGAATTCCCTGAAGGCGATAGAGTGTGCGGTAAAACCCGGAGGGCTTTTGATAGGCATAACACCCGAAAAGTACAATGCCGAACGTATGTGTGATTCAAACGGTCACTATGAGGATCGGCTCGGCAACACGTTCGATATGTACCAAGGCGGTCGGAGACTCTTGGTGCGTCTGACCGATGGACCTTTCTATGCAGATGGAGCGCGTGATGAACCGCTTCTTGATTTTGAAATCTTACACGACGAGTTGAAAAAACTAAACTTTGACCTCGTGTTCCGGGGACCTATGCTGGCAGAGCCTAATGGACTCATCTCGGACCTTTATTCCAAGTTTGTGTTTCGCCGTAGAGAAAATCTAAGCGTGTAATAGTAGATGGAATATATTCCAATTTTCGTAATGTTATTTGTCGTCCTCGTCTACATAGTCTCAGTCAACAAGGAACCCGAGATGCTCAGCGAACTCAAATATAAGTACTGGATTTTGCTTGAAATACTGCGTCGCACAGGGGACCCGCTTTGGCACCCCGTCTGCAAACCATCAATCATCACGGGTATGATTGATTGGACCAAGGACAAAGGACCAATCGGGTCGAACGTCAATAAAGGGTACGAAATTTACATCTGTCTGGATGGAGGCGATGTAAATTCGGCAATGTACGTGTTGCTCCATGAGCTGGCACACATGTCAGTACCTGAATACGATCATACTAAAAATTTTTGGAATCATTTTGATAAACTCAAGAAAATTGCGATAGATGGCGGCGTTTATACAGCGTCAGGAACTCGCACATATTGTGGGGATACTGTGAAAGATTGAGGTCGAGTCGCGTAGCGACTCCCGTCTAACTTTTGACTGATGGGATCACTACGTGTCCTACTTTGTCTCACTGACCATCAACCAGATACTTCTTTGCCATGTAGAAGACGATGGCTGCGATGAGTGCAGTCACTGCCAGACCGGTCAGGGATACATCACCTGATGGACCGTGAAACTTGGGAACCATCTCTCCAAGCTTGCCCTGCACAGGCTTGGAGAATGCGACGACTGCGGCAACGCCAGCCAGGAGCGCCTGGTACTGCTCGTCCTGGAGACCGAATGGGTTCTTGCTGCGGGACTTTGCCTGCGTCTCGCCACCGCCGCCGTGGTGACTGGTCGCCTTTTGTGGGACGTATGCCGACCCCATCATCTCATCCTGCATCATCTGCCCTGGACCGGGCATGACCTCCTCAATAGGTGTTGCGAAATCTGCCATATGAGATTCCACAACATCTTTTTCAGGCTCATTAAATGGCATTCTCAAAAGACCTGTTGGAGGTCCAGTCTGTTTATTTTCAGTCGCCTGGCGATCGAGAGCTGCACGCGCCAATTCTTCGTTTAAAGTTGGTTCCTGTGGGGGGATTGCTGACATGATAGTGTCTACACTCGGATCATATGTCATGACACCAGCCATTATTGAATTTTAAATGGAAATTAAGTAGAGTAGGCTACCGCGACTTTTTGACTACCACTGTTTCACCCCGTCGCTTTGGACCAGCTGCAGTTCCCTGAGGTCCACTCGCAGCATGTGGACTATAGAAGCGCTGGTGATACTGCCAGAATGATGGACCACCCACCCTGAAGTTTTTGCGTATAGGTGCTTTGTACCAAAAGACACAGTCTGTAATCTTATTACTCTTTGATGTGTTATCAAGAACCATACACTCATAGTTTTCGGTACATGCGTCCATCACCTGACAAAACTGGTCAAAGGTTGGGAAAACCCCGAAAAAGGCTTTGTA